GCATCCATGACTGCTTGTTGTAGAGCTTGTTGCATTGCACCCTGTGACTGTAGGTTCTGATTAACTGTCTGCCCCATTCCAAATCCAAGATTGGATATATCACCTAATTGACCTGCTGCTCCTAATCTCTGCTGTTGACCTTGTAATCCTGCTGATTGATTAGCAAGAGATGCTTGTAATTGGTTCTGTATGTCTTGCATACCTGCTTGTTGGTTTGCTAATGATCCTTGCATACCTGCACCCTGATTAGCAAGTTGTCTTTGCATTTCTGTTCTTATATCAAATTGACCACCTGCTTGATTAGCCATTTGTTGTTGCATGTTAGCCTGTATATCTTGCTGAGCCGCTTTTTGAGCTTGTTCATAATTCGCTTGTCTTAACCCTGCTGATTGTTGCCCCATCAATTCTGCAACACCTCTTCCTAATTCTGATCCTTGAATACCATGTCTTGATCCACCAAATGAACCTGCCATTTGAGCTTGTGCGCCTAACTGGTCTAATCCAATGTTTGCACCTCTCAATAAATCTGCTTGTTGAGCATCAATAACATCTGTCGTGTAAGGATTCATGTAAGGTGTCAACGATGTATTACTTAATTGTCCTGCTGTTACTGTAGGACTTAATCCCATTGCAGTTATATTCGTTGGGTTCACAGATGCACTCGATCCTGCAACACCAACCTGTTGAGGACTATATCCCATACCTGCCACAGTACCCATACCTGCACCTTGGATACCTTGAGCGGCTAGGCTATTAATATTAGGAGGTGTTGTTTGACCTCCGGGTAGTGCTTGTCCTGCCATTACTGTCTCCTATTTAAATTTATCTGACCATCTTGTTGTTGGATATACAGAACCAACTGTATAAAAATCTGAACTATGTGGATTAGCTATTTTTCTTGTATCTCCATAAGGTTCTTCAAATGCAGGTTCACCCCAATCTCTTACTGTAGTTTTATCCAATGTTAATGGCTGTATCTCTTCTACAGTAGATGGTTTCCATTCTACTTTTTCAGGTTGATAAGTTAACATATTAATAAACGCATTCTTTCCTGTATTAAATTCTTGTTCTGTAAGTATGTCATCTACTTTTTTTTTTGATTATATCGATAATCCTGTCTACTTGGATGCCCCGGACTCTTTTCATTAACACCTGTTGTTGCATAAGCGTTCTGAGCATTTCCACCTAATTTTTCCGATGTTGCAACTATCTTTTTCCAATTTGCAGCCGCTTCTGCATCACCTGCTCCAAGTTGATTAGGATTACCTGCTATTATCTTTCCACGTTCATAGTTCAAGTCATCCAAAATCTTTGCGGCCGCATCCTTATCTTTCCAACCTGATGTTGTAATTGGTTGTCTAGGTCTACTAGGAGGATTTCCTCCTCCACCACCTCGACCACCACCACCACCACTATAATTTCTTTGGGTAGGCACATTAGCACCAAACAAAGCATCATACTGAGCTACTGCGCCTGGCTGTTTCGCTTTGAGTTCAGCCAAGGCTGATTCATACATCGGTTGTGAGCTGTAACCTGTGAAACCATCCCAATCTGTTGGAGTTGGCATACCACTTGTAGCAGTCAATCCATGTCCGGGAGCTAGTAAACCAAACGCTTCACCTGCACCTATATTCGCATCAAAAGCCGCATTCTGTGTAGGAGTAAACGCTGCAACATCTGGCCCGTAATAGGGCATATATTCAATTCGTTGTACATCTTCAGCTCGTTGTAAGTTCCTGATCGCAGGTTGCTTTATCCAATCAGGGATCGTTGTTGTAGTTGTCTCACTTCCACCTTTTCCACCACCACCACTCATGTTAAAACTCCTTTACTAATGTTGTAAATTGCTGTCTCCATCCTCTAGACTCTAACACCCTTTGCCATCCTTTCCGACCTGCTATGGTCATTCCATCGCATCCTTGAGCCTTTCCCCACTCTACAGCATCATCGTGCATGTCAGTAATTTGTTCAATTCCATGTCCTTGATCCCCTCCTGCAAGAAAGACATGTAGAACTTTTTTGTTAGGATACACTATTATCTCTGTGACTGCACACCCTTTAACTCCAAACCATAGTTGCATGTGTCCACTTAACACCCCATCTACGATGTCTTTAAAGTCGTGAGTACCTCCTCCTTTTTCCAAAGCAGATTGAATCCAATCTCTGCAACGAATAAGTTCTTCTTGTAAATTCATGGATCAAGCTCTATTCTTACCCAAGCACCATTCTTTGACACTACTACTGTGCCTTGAGCTGCATCCCACATCAATATTCCATCTTCAGTTGCCTTGGAATCTGAGTCCTTGTGCTGTAATGTATTTCTAGTAGAGGTTAGAAACTTATTAATACGCTCTCCCCATATCTTCCAGTTACTACCTAATGGTGGTGGTGGAGTTGCTACACTCATCGTCTACCTCCTCCATTAGCCTCTATTCTCATAATTCCTGATCTCCAGTTAGTGTTTCCTACACCTTGAACCTTCATTCTTACTTGTCTACCACTAAATCTAACATCTGTTGGATTCGTCAGAGTGAAAGCACCATGCGATGTCTCTGTCGAATTTGGATAGAATCTTGATTTAAAGGTTACATTAACTTCTCCCTGTGTCGTTTCGTCAGGTATGAGCTGAGTAACTTTCATTATAGTATCGCCATTTCCTAGACTAATTGGCCCGCTCTCTGCATAAGGTTTAGATGATCCTGTATGTGCATATCCTGTCTCGTGGTTGTATAAGTCACCATCTGCATCACACCATATAGGATTTTTAAACACACCTATGTCAACACCTGCTGTCCTGTCTAGTACACCTACATTCCAATGACCTTCCTTGTAGTCCAATGAAATATATCTGTTGTTTTCAAGATTACCTGCACTCGGATAGAACCACCATATCTCTCCATGTTGTGAATTATGGACTGCATAGACCTTGCTTATTTGTGAAGAATTAATGTCATCGAATACATAATCCAATGCTTCACAGTCTAATTCTTTAGCTACTGATCCATCGAATGTGTAGAATCCTTTCTTGCCCATCCAAAATGCACCCTCATCAATAGCTACTGCACCTTTTCTAGATGCTACACCACAAGCTGTACCAACTCTCTCGAATCCATATATGAATGGCGGCCCGGAGTAAGTAGCTACATGTGCATCATTATCTGTCAGTATAAGTGTCTGACCTCTCATTCTTAGTCCACACATGATCTGCCCAGTAGTCTGAAGTTCCATATCACCTGCCTCGTTTGTCGCTGAAGGTGTCCAAACTGTGTTTGCTTCCTTGTCACACCATGCAACCTTTCGAGGATTACCACCTGCTCCGAGGGCGAATACGAATCTCTCTTCAGTTACCACCATTGATTTATTTCCTGTTGGTGCATTAGCAACGATCTGAGCAACTACTCCTGTATTAAGTTGCCACTCATAAATCTTGCCATCCTTGGATGAACACGCTAGAAGATACTCACCCCATGTGTCCAATGCCCATGTTGTCGCTTCTGCGTAAATACCTGAACTTGTTGGTTCCCTACTATACTCATCATGTCCATAGAATCCACCACCATATCCAAGGTTAAGTGAACCATTCAAATTACCTGATGTTAGACCTGAAGGTGTAATGTCATAAACTGTGTGTGAGGGATTAATGTATTTAAGTGAATTGTATGTACCACCTATTAAATAGGAATCACTTGAATTGTCCAAGAAAGAAATCATACCTCTAGGTGCATCAGGAAATGCACTTGTCTTTCTACTTTGCCATCCACCAACTGGTCTTAATGATCCATTATGCCATCTGACAAGACTAGCATCTCGCCATCTATTGGAAGACTCGAAATCTGTTCCGTTTCTATGTATGCCCGGTGGTAATTGTAAAGGTATTAATGCCATAATGTTATGCCGCTATCTGTGTCCATGTTACTGAATCGTTAGTAATAATTTCCCATTTCTCTCTACCTATTGTAATTGTTACTGAAGTTGAGCTTACTATACCACCAGTTCTAAATGTCGCAAATCCTGATGCTAAAAATGAAGCCTCTGCTTCTAACACAATACTGCCTTGGAAAATTTGTTCTGAGTCTGATGTTACTACTGCCTCTGCCAAATTTGATGGAGTATTTGCTGTTCCACCCATTGCTGAATGACTACCACAATAGTAATAAAGAGTTGGAGCATCAGCAGGAACTACAAACGTGCTTTGTGTTGAACTATTGTGTGTGACACCTGTAGTGTATTCAGAACCACTATTATGTGTGCCATCAGAGGTCGTTGAAAACCTAAATGGATGAATTGCAGGATAATTAAAGACGTAAGTGTTGCCTTCAACAAGCACTAGCGTTGGTTGCTGAACTTGTGTTCCTGTCTCTGATATAAAGTATTTGTGGTTTCCTCCCACATCTTGGTGTCCTACTTCATAGGTAATTGTGTAAGCACCAAGGCTTGTCGTTGATGCGATACCACCTCGTGTAGCAAATCCTAATACAGTTATACTCGCAACTGCTGTTGGCACACCTGATCCAAACCTTACCCTGTTACAAACTGCGGCTATGGTTGCTGAAGCTGTTAGTGTAGCATCTCCTACCACAACAGTCACAGCACTAGCTGTGTTTGAGGCTATGGCAGTTACTGTTGCACTTCTCTCTCCAACTACCTGACCTGCTGTTGTAATCGTTGCTTCAGGAGTAGCTGTTGCACCACTCGTTCTGACTCTTGTACCATTGCCAGTTGAATTAACTGTAGTTGCTGATGTACCATCTATTATTACAGAACCTTCAGGTACTCTTCTACCACTTGCTGTTACAGTTGCAACAACAGATACTGTCGATTGCAGAATGTTCTGTACTCTATTACAAGTAGCTGTGGCACTCGATGTAGCTGTTACAACTGTCTGTAGGTCTGATTGATCATAAACCTGTTCACCATAAATACCATGTCCATAAACCATCTTGTCCGATGCTTCAAGGAAGAACTCCTCTGCGGTACAGGTTGTAGCCGAAGCGACCGCAATCGGTATCGTAAAGTTAAACGTACAAGTTGAATTTGCTGTTATCGTAGCTGTAGAAGTCATAGAGGCACTAGCCAATCCAACAATCTCAGCACTACAAGTAGAAGCACTCGTTACTGTTACAGTTGCCTCTGCATTACCTAAGAATCCACCTATAGCGGCGAATCCTGATGCACCTGCTGATAAAGCACCTGAAAGTAGTATCCTTTCACCTGATGCTGTTACAGAAGATACAGCAGTTACTACTGTCTGTAAATCACCTTGAGTATATTCGTTCTGTCCATACAAGCCTGAACCATAGGAGAAAACATCTGTTTCTTCTAGGATTACAACTTCACCACTACAAGTAGCAGATGAAGCTACAGTTCCTGTTATTTGACCTGAACCACGAGCTACTTGCCAATTTACATTGGCAATAGTACAGGTGGCTGTGACTGTAGCTGAAGCATTTTGTACTTCACCCACACTCGAACCATAGGTTCTTACACCATAGACCGATTCGCTATATTCAAAAGCCATTTACAGGCTCGTTTTAGTTAAGCGTTATATCTAGATCACCCGATGGAACACGAAATACGTCACCAGTAGCAATAGCTTTACTTGACGATAAAGTCGCATAAGCCATTAAGTTGCCTGATGTAGATGCATCATATACACCAACATGAGTAACTGTACCCCACGATCCTGTAGCTGTAGGAAATTCTACTGCCGCATTGTTTGAAGTTGTGTTACCTGAAGTTGTAAATGCAACTGATTGTCTAGCATATGCAGAACCTGATAACTCAGTTACTGAACCTGCTTCACCATCAGAGATTGCTGTAAACAACGCTAAGTATTTAGTAGAAGGAGCTGTGTAAGCCGCCCCTGCAAATACATGGTCTAATATTTCTGTTTCTAAAAAGTTTGTAAAACTCATACTAATCCTCTCACTTTAAGTTTCAACCCTGAACCACTATAACGAGCCAGTTCAGAGGCTTCATTTAATCTAGCTACTGCGGCAGAATACATCTGTGCCCAAATAGCTACCCTCTGATCTTCTGCTAGATAAGGTGCTGAATGTAATAACGATCCATAAAGATATACATCAGGCGAATCTAAAAGAAGCCAGTTATCTGAGTTGCTACTTAAAGACGGAATCTTCTGATAGTAGAGCAACTCAAAGTCTGTGTCTTCTGACGGAGTTGGGTACAATTGAAATTGTCCATCTGCGTGTGTGTAATAAATTGGTGTTCCACTTACATCTTCAGCACTAGCTCGTTTGTCTGCCATTGCATCTCTTGATATAAGATTAACTACTGTTGTTCCTGTAGCAGTTAGGTGTAATCTAATTGTTTCTACCCAATCAGCAGGATATTGCATATACTCATCTGCAACTGATTGCTGTCCACTTGAACGAGCTTCCATATTCCAATGTCGTACATCTCTGTTGATCTGTGCTTCAGCCAGGGTTATGAAATCAGGTATGACTGCTGTCAGATCATCTCTGTTGAGGAAGTCAGCGATACTTGCTTTTAATGCTGTATATGTATTGAGTGCCATATTAAAATCCTAGGTTGCTTTGTGCTTCTAACTCATAAGGTGATATTCTACCTTGCAAATATTGTATCTTAAAGTTTTCAACTTGAGCATCATTGTATCCCCTTGTAGCACTTATGATCTCTGATTGTTCAGCAGGAGTCAATGCACCTAAAGCCTGTGCAAACATTGTGTCTACATTGGATACTTGATTCATTCCTTCTCTTTCAGTAAATTGACCACCACCCTGTTCTTTTAAAAATCTCATGTATTCTTGTTGAGATGTGCTTAAATTTGGAGAACTATCAGGTAAACCTAGTAATTTATTCCCTTCTCTTTCAGTAAATGCACCACCAAATGTTTCTTTTAAGTCTCTCATTGTAGTACCCGAATCAGGAACATATCCTTTCATGGTATTCAATGCACCTGTAGTCGCATTGTTATATGCTGTTGTATTTGCTAGAGGATCAATGTATTGCATCTGACCTGCTGTGTAGTTGTCACCTGCTTTCATTTTGCTTTTATCAATAAATGATTGGTAACCACCATCTCCACCTTTATCTTTGTAATAATCGTACTCTGCTTTTGATGTGGTTGCTCCCATTACACCTTGCTCTTCCTTTGAGACACCTTTGCCTCGTTCCTTAAAGAGTTTTTGTAGTAAGTCCATGATACCAAAATTACCCTCTGCCATCTTATCTCTCCCTTGTTTTTCCGATAGTATATTCTATTTTTGCCTTCGTGTTTGACTGAATACATTTGCTAATGCACCCATAACATCCCTTCTTTGATCCTTTATTTGCTGACTATGACCTTCATCAACCCATTGATCATCCATAAATACTCCTAAAGCTCTAGCAATATTTTCTTGTATATCTTCCAAAAATGGATACTGTGGATTCTTCTTGTACTCTCCCATTAGAGCTGTCGTATAGAGCTTACCTAGAATTTCTCTTGGATTGTTTCTACCTTCGTGATGTGATACATTAACTTGATCTTCCATATCCAAGTGAGCAGTTCTAGGATCACGCATCCATAACTCCATCAAATTCTCTTGTGTCATAGCATGAGGCTTCCTATTGATCATAGACTCTACCACATCACTCAAAAAGAAATTGCCATCGCCTAAATTCCAATCTAGATAATGACCATACTCGTGTCCAGTAACATTTGAAAAAGGGATTAGAGTATTTCCCTGATGACTAATAGCATCTCTTGACATTTCTGCACCATCCCTAGTTATAGCCAAATGATTTTCATTAGGATTGTATTTACCCCATGCTCTTAATAAACCACGTTGGTTTAAATCCCAGTTCATACCAGTATTCCTTTCTAGCCATTCTCGTTCATACTTATCTCTTGGTTCACTCTCTATATGTGGATTCTTTGCTACATTAACCATAAAATTTTTACCATAAGGGATATCTCTATCAGCAGATGATGAAAGTTGAACATCCCAAGGGAATAGATTCTTTCGATCTACCTTCAATCCAAACTTCTCGAAGGTCTTTAATGTTCTATCACCAAACTCATTCCATATAGGATGGCTACCATGAACCATGTCAACTGTTGCACCAAAGGTTGATGGTGTGTACTGATCATAATAATGTGGAGACTCTCGTTGAGGTATATCCATTACTCCTGCTCTTTGTTGGTACACTTCTTTAAGTTTATTTATCTCTGCTTGATTGGGTTTAGTGTTAGATGCTGAACCTAACAAACCACCAAGACCTTCGTATGCTTCTTTTAGTAGACTCATGCTAGTAACCCTTGTTCTATTATGTCTGTTTTGAGTAACCCGGAGTCTATTTTATTTGCTTCACCATATTGTGGCAATGGTATTACTTTGCTGTCTTCGGGTAAATTAGGTAATGCTTTCCTCATATTTTCTATCATTTCAGGAGTAATTTCGATGACATAATTTACCTCACCATCTATTTCCATTTCTTTGAGTTTACCACCTTTATACTTTTCTAATAGTTTACGAGCTGCATTAGGCAGTTGCTTGTCATATATATTTTTATATAGTTCTTGGTATCTAATATTGCCTTTTTCGTTTAACTCTCTACTTCTATTCCATTTATCTAAAATTTGCGAACTACTAGACCAACTAACAAACTTTAATCCTTTTGCATGTGCCTTTTGTATTGCATCTTGTAACCCAGTTGTAATGTAAATGTCTTTATGTTTTAAAGGAGTACGATCCATTACATCGTGATCTTCCCATCCCTCTCTTTTCCTGTCTGTAACATCTTGTTGATTAACTACATAGTCCTCTACATCACTAAACATACGAGTTTCGGAATATTTATGTATGTCAAAGTTAGCACTATCAGGATTGTATTCATTGTTTTCCCAATCTGCATTTATATCACTAATCACTCTCTTAGTTTGTAAATCAAAATCCTCAAATGCTTTTTTGAACTCTGGACTATTCATAGTAGCAGTAGAAAGACCTTGTTGGGCGCCTGGAATGTTATGAGATGTAAATTGATTCCATATACCTTTGTGAGACGTTTTTTTAACACTTGCTATAAATGCTGCTTTAAACATATAGTTAGGAACATCTTGCAAGGCTGCCCTTGCTGTATCTAAATGCGTTTTGTCATCAGGATAAAGATCATACTCATCCATAGTATCTTCAAACACACTTATTGCTGTACGATAAGAATGTAAATCTTTATCGTATACTCTTAATTTATCACCTATATCATCGTATTCAGTTTGAGTGAAACCAAATTGTCTTCCATCTTGTATCCAATCAGACTGCATCTCTTCAATAAAATAAATAGGAGTATCTGTTTGAATCATATCCAGATAAGTTGAAGGATTTTCAGTAATAGATGAACCATCTTTATGGTAATCACCCCTAGGTCTTATTGTTTTACGATAACTGATTAAGGTATTTGGGTTAGTGGTTCCATAATGACCTTCTGTGTATTTAGATTCACCACTCCTAGGTACAAGACTGATTAATTCTTCGGAATATGTATTTTCATATTGCTTTGCAACAGAACCAAGATAACCATGATACTGGGATTGGCCATGACCTCGTTCATCACCTACAGACCTTACTGCTTCTAGGAAACCTCTTTCTTGTGCATCAGTATTAAGCATTGCCTGTGCTCTTGGTAAATCTACGCTATCTGCAATTAAGTTCATTTCAGGATCGTAAACAAAATACCCATTATCATTATTTCCAGCAACTAAATACTCAACTGATTCCTCAGGACCGTCATATCCTTCGTGAGTATCAACTGTTATTCTTTGTTCAAAGGTTGGATTTTGTAAATAGTCCTTTTCTGCTATTGTATAAAGTGCATCCTGAAAATCAAGTACCTCATCCACATTTTTGTCATTTTGCCCCCATTGAGCTTGATTTGAACCTCTTGCCATCATATCCGGGCCTCCATGATGCAAGTCTTTAGCTAGAAGTTGATCCCATTGTTCTATACCTGAATTGTTTAGTTCTTGTAGTGCTGTTAAGGATGTCTTGTTCTCTTGAAGTAATTGACCAATAGCTGGTTGGTTTTCTCTAGCGGCTTTGTTTAACGCTTCCATTGATTGGAAGTTTATATGTGCTTCTAAACCATGTGTCAATGGATATTTTTCTGGCTTATCTTCATGCATTTGAAAGAAAACTCTTGCCATTTTATCATCATCTCTTGATGCATCAGCTTGTCTAACTGTAAATGAATAATACTCATTATCTTGAACATAGTTAAATGGGTAATGCTCTCTATACTCCGTATCTCTTGCACGAAGACTACGATCTATATGACTTATTTCTGTGTCTGCATGTACTTCAAATGAACCTCTCATATCTGCCATTAAGTTTTCGCTGATTTCTTGAACTACTTCAGGGTTTTCCACTACACTCAATGTGCCATCAGGAGTTTCAATCTCACCAATCTGATAACGCTCATTAACTCCTCTCTCCACAGCAGGGGTTGGCCCGTATTCTTCCCACGTTTCGTAAGGATCGTGAACAAATGCCATATTTGGCGTGTAATTTAGTGTATTCACACCTGTATTAGTTGGTGACAACAAAGATGTAGAAAGTAGACTTGTTCGGTTAAGACTTATGTGATCTAACAAACCTTGTTGAGTTACTGATTGACCATCTAAGTTCTTCACATAATCATCAATGTTTAAATCTTTTATTTCAGCAGCTAATATGCCTCTTCCTTGTAAGTAAGGCACAACTTGATTGGCAGCCATTGAGGGTTGTTTCATATCCATAACTGTCTTTTCAGCTTTAGAGTATGTACCTGCTGCATCAAAGAAAGGATTATCACCCACATCCTTTATTGATAGACCAACAGGGAGCGCTCCAAGAGTTCTTACTTGATCCGTTATTGCGGCTAATCTTTCTGCACTTAAATAATTCTCTAGTTTTCTTGCTCCCCATACACCACCGAATACCATAGCGACAACATCAGCTGGATGTTCAAGTGCCGCCTTTCTTACTGCGCCAGGAGTGCTAAAGAATTGTTGAGCAGAGTCCAGCACGAATGTTGCCATCTCTTCATTCGTAGTGTTGTCGATGTTTGGAAATAAACCTGCCTTTGTTGCCAGGCCCGATCCTAAACCGAATATTGCTTTACCTGTTTTGATAGGATTCATCGCAATATCAATGCCACCTTCAGCTATTTCAAACAAATTTGATGGTAAGTTCTTTCCAAATACTTTAGCATCTTGTACAGTATTAGCAACTATATTGTCTAACAGACTCAGACCTGTTACTGGTTCATTGGGATGTTTGTTGATTACTGGAGGAGCTTCAATCTTGTCTTGATAAAGACCAATACTCTTGCCAAACTCGAATGGTTTGTCTACTAACAAGCCTGTAACTTTGTCTTGTCTCTCCTGTTCTGTACCTAAGAAACCTGTAACCTGATTCCCTACTACATCCCATACACTACCAAGAAAACTACTCATACCACTCCCTTCAAATTCCTTCGTAAAGGTTTATCCCAATTCTGATTGTAAGGTTGATACCCTATAGCGAGGTAACGGAATGCATCTGCTCCATGTGATGCCCAGTTGTGGTTTGGTCGCATCCTCCAAGTCTTGCCATTTTCATCCCAATCTCTCTGATAGTTTAACAGACAGTCTATTCCCTTCTCGCAGTTTTTTTCATCAAAGAAACATTTGTCTAGCATAGCTCTGACTGATTGTATGCCATCATCAATAAGTAACTGAGGTGCAATTTCTATTTTGTCAGCGTGAATACCTAACTGATCTAATGTCTCAAGTCTACTCTTTCCTGTTCCAAGCTCTCTAACTCTGATGTCATGTGGAAAAACATACTGATCATAAACATAACCACGATCCTGAAGGACTTTGACATAGTGTTCTAGTCCTACACCTGATGCTTCATAGTAGTCTATTAGATGAACTTCAGTACCAACAAACTGTGCAAACCAAAGTGCTGTTGAATCTCCAATGCCAAGATCGAATGCAACTACAACACCTGTGCCACGATCATATCTTACTCTTCCAATGCGATCCTCATCTTTAGCTCTTCTCATTTCAGTTGCGTAATAGCTTCCTTCGCTGTAGATTAGATAAGAACCCTCCCAAATATGTTCATACATGTCAGGTCGTTGCTCTTTATCTTCTAGTCTTGTCTGCTCTAGTACATCAGGAAACCAAGGGTTATCCCTGAAGTTCATCATGCAACCTTTAGCATCGTGAGGAATTTTATCTCTGAATCTCTCATTGGTTGCTGAGTAT